ACAGAGTCTGGATTGTGGGCCACTCCCAACACAATGGATTACTTGCCGCCGAGAAGCGCTGCAGGGACGAAAAAGATTATGGAGGGTCACAGAAAAGGAAGAACGAAACCATCGAATCTGAGAGAACAAGTGGATCCAGAGACAATGAAGATGTATCCAACACCACAGTTCGACGACGGCAAGAATGTAAATCCAAGTCCAAAGAGAAGAATGACATTAGCGAAACATGTGAAAATGTATCCAACACCAAACGCCAGAGATTGGAAGGACACGCTGAACACGGTTCCACCATCGATAGGAAAAACGAGAGGACACAGTCTGGGTCAACGGATAGCAGCAGATCGGCTAAAAATATATCCAACACCGACACAAGACTCAGCATCAGAGAGAACGAAGAAGTACAAACAAGGAGGGACACCATTGACAGTAGCAGTTCAAAAGGAAGTGAAGATGTATCCAACACCAACAGTAGTTTGCGAGGAGGGGGGAGAACAATCACATATGGTGGAGAGAACAAAGTCTGGAGGTTTCGTGTCGAGGAGGAAGGGGACGGGAATAACTTACGGAGCGAAACTATCGGATGCAATGTTGTACCTGGAAAAGAAACCTGGTGGCAAATTGAATCCAACATTTGTGGAGTTCCTAATGGGATTTCCTATGAACTGGACAAAGATAGAGCAAGTAGAATTAAAACTCTTGGGAATGCAATCGTCCCACAGATCGCAAGAGAATTAGGACTAGCAATAAAAAAAGTGATGAATGAAGATACCAATATTTGAAGCACAGACAGAGTGGATTGAACCAGAAGAATATCCAGATCTAAGATCTTATGATGAGATCGCAATCGACTTAGAAACAAGAGATCCTGAACTTAAAACAAGAGGATCAGGTTCTGTCATTGGTCTAGGTGAGGTGGTTGGTATAGCTGTAGCTGTGCCAGGTCGTAAATTTTATTTTCCCATCGCTCACGGATCAGGGCCAAACATGGATAGAAAAAAAACTTTAGAATGGTTTAAGGATATCTGTGCGTCTGATGCCACAAAGATATTTCATAATGCTATGTATGACGTATGTTGGATACGTAAATTAGGTATAAAAATCAATGGTTTAGTGGTAGATACAATGATAGCTGCCAGTCTCATAGATGAGAATAGATTTAAATATGATTTAAATAGTTTGTCTTGGGACTATCTTGGTTTTGGTAAGTCTGAAGTTGCATTAAACGAAGCTGCAAAGTCAAGAGGCTTAGATCCTAAAGCAGATCTATGGCAATTACCTGCAATGGAAGTTGGAGCATACGCAGAAAAAGACGCAGAACTAACATTGGAGTTGTGGCAGATTTTTAAGAAAGAGATTATCTATCAGGATGTGGAGTCTATTTTTAATCTCGAGACAGATCTGTTTCCCTGTCTGGTAGACATGCGATTTCTTGGGGTGAGAGTGGACGTTGAAAGAGCTCATAAATTAAAGCAAGACCTAGAATACCAAGAAAAATTGTTGCTGTCACAAATAAAAAAAGAAAGTAACACAGACGTTCAAATATGGGCAGCAAGATCGATTGCCAAAGTTTTCGACAAATTAAAATTACCTTACGATAGAACTGCAAAAACACAAGCTCCTTCCTTTACAAAAAATTTTTTACAGGAACATCCACATCCTGTAGTAAAACAAATAGCACAAGCTAGAGAGATTAATAAAGCCCACACTACTTTTATTGATACCATAATTAAATACGAACATAAAGAGAGAATACATGCAGAGATAAACCAGATTAGATCAGATGCAGGTGGCACAGTTACTGGTAGGTTTAGTTACAATAATCCAAACCTACAGCAACTACCTGCAAGAAACAAAGATCTTGGACCTATGATAAGATCTTTGTTCTTACCAGAAGATAAATGTCATTGGGGTTGTTTTGATTATTCACAACAAGAACCTAGACTTGTTGTGCATTATGCAGCCCTACATAAATTTCCAACTGTATATGATGTGGTGGATGCATACGAAAATGATTCATCAACAGACTTTCATCAGACCGTAGCAGACATGGCAAAGATACCTAGATCTCAAGCTAAAGTAATTAATCTTGGTTTATTTTACGGAATGGGTAAGGCAAAGCTACAAGCAGAATTAGGAGTATCAAAAGACAAAGCAGCAGAATTGTTTGACCAATACCATGCGAAAGTTCCCTTTGTTAAACAATTAATGAACTCGGCCTCTAATCGTGCACAGGAACGTGGACAGATACGTACACTTCTTGGTCGATTATGCCGTTTTCATTTATGGGAACCAAATAGTTTTGGTATGCATAAAGCCATGTTACATGAAGATGCGCTCAGGGAACATGGACCAGGAATAAGAAGAGCTTACACATACAAAGCTTTAAATAAACTTATTCAAGGTAGTGCAGCCGATATGACAAAAAAAGCAATGTTGGAATTATACAAGGAAGGAATCATAGCACATATACAAATCCATGATGAATTAGATCTATCAGTCGAATCAGACGCACAGGCAAAAAAGATAATTGAAATTATGGAAAATGCCGTTAGTCTGGAAGTTCCCAATAAAGTTGATTATGAGACAGGTAAGACTTGGGGTGATATTTATGATAAGGATTAATTATGGCTTATTTAAATGCAAACATACCAGTAGAATATGCACAAATTCGTAGAGAGTATTTATTTGATCTTAAAAAACATCATGGAGAAGTTGAAGATTGTATTATCTTTGGTATGTCAGCCATCACAGGTAAAGCAATTCTTTGGCACGCGATTATGGAAAATGGTGCAATCTTTTACAGATTACCTATCACAGCTTTTATTCAACGCGGATTTAAGGTTGAGGACGTACCTAAACGTAGACTTGATGAGCTTCAGCTTTGGAATTGTTTTAGTTATTATCCTGCTATTACTTCTTGGGACATCTTAGATGGACAAGCCGGTAAGTATATAGGAAAAGATAAGAAATGGCACCCTGGCAAATATTTATTTACTGTTGACTTTGCTCACCCAGAATCTAATATAGTAGACACTGATCACTCTGAGATCCCGCACGAACATAAGTGCGCACATATCATAGCTCTCGATGATGGGAACTATGCAGCACAGCCAAACAATAGATGTATATGGGATATACCATCATTTACAGTTAAGGATGATATTCCTAAATGGAAGGTGCAAACAAGTGAATGGAATGTAGAAAACACTAGTCAGTGGAAGACAGAGGACACTGATAATTTTTTCTACGAAATTGAGGAGAAGAAAAATGATTGAAAAATGTAAGAGAATTTGTTGCAAGATTTGGGATATAATCTGCTGGCCTTTTAAAAAAGTCAAAGACTGGCTTTGGTCAAAATAATTTATGAGTAAGAAACCACTCAACATATCGGAGGAGGCAGCCGTTCAAATGCCTATGAAAACGGTTGCCAGCCTCATCGCGATGATCGCTGTCGGCACTTGGGCTTATTTTGGTATTCACGAAAAGCTTAATCAACACAGCACAAAAATAGAGTTGATGACACAAGACTTAGACCAGAATACAGAATTCAGAATAAAATGGCCACGAGGTCAAGCTGGGTCACTTCCTGCGGACCAGGAGCAATACATGATGATCGAGGATCTTTATAAGACCACCGATCGTTTAAACAAACACATCGACTCCATGGCTTTAAACAAGGTAAACATAGAGTTTTTACAAAAGCAGATGGATAAGGTTTTGATAGATATTGAAAAATTAAAAGATGCGAATAGAGAGATCAAATACAATGGCAACGGGAAGAATTACTAAAAAAGTTTTAGATTATATACAAAAGATTAATAAAGATAATCAAGAGATGAATCTTGCAAGAGGTTTAAAAAAATCTGTCGAACACGGCAAGAACGGTACACAGAGATATGTGATCAAAGAGGGTGAGAACAAAGGTAAGATAGTATGATAGAAGTTGTGGTGGCTTTACTCATGTTCTGGGACGGAGAGATTAAGGAGCATCGTATCCAAGAAAGCATGGCTGCGTGCCTACGCGCCCGTCGTGTTGCTGAGAGAGAATTTAATCCTAACGTGTCTTACAAGTGCATACGTAGTGAGGCAGAAACAGAAGTATACATGGGTGAAAAATCAATCAAAAAACTCCATCTCAAATAGAATTGCAAAAATGCTCCGTACAGCACGTTTCAGGCAACTTGTAATTAAAAATAAAAAGAAATATAATAGGAAAAAACATAAAAATGAATTTAACACGTAACTTCACACTCTCAGAACTTACCAAAAGTGATACCGCGATACGTAAGGGCATCAACAATAATCCTAACGCAGAGCAGATAGAAAAATTAAAAGCATTGTGTGAAAATATTCTCCAACCGGTACGTGACCATTTTGGCAGAGTCAAGATCACTAGCGGTTTTCGTAGCGTAGAATTATGTGAAGCCATCGGCAGCTCAGCCAGATCGCAACATGCACGTGCAGAAGCGGCCGATTTCGAAGTTGTAGGCGTGGACAATGCTGAATTGTTTGATTGGATTAAAGACAACCTCACGCCAGATCAATTAATCCTTGAGTTTTACACTCCTGGCGAACCCAACTCGGGCTGGATACACTGCAGCTGGATACCTGACCAACCAAGAGCATCATTCTTACATGCGTATAGATCAGAGGGTAAAACAAAATACAAACCTATACTTGGTTCAGCGAAAGAGATAATATGAAAAAAATTCATTTAAGTCTAGGATCCATAGATACTGTTGTTGGTGTCTGTGAGAATTGTGAGGAAGACACAGTTTTAGTAGCTGTGGTTACAGATTATTATAGATGCACCAGCTGTGGTGCGGATACAAGACAACACATAAATGGCAGAATAAGGTATATGCAGCTGTCAGAGGATGATAAACAATGGCTAAAAAGAAACCACTCTTCGGAGTAAATACCTACAGAGGTTCAACAAGAAAGAAAAGACCAGGGCGACATGCCAAAAAACCAAATAAAAAATTCTCAAGAAAAAAGTATCGTGGACAAGGTCGTTAAATTGGCTGACCGATTGGCTTCTTTTTAGGAAGAATAATCTGTGTGCACTCGAATTTAATATATATACCATGCTCATCAACCTCTGATTGGCCTATCTCCTCCAGTTTATTTATGGATTTTTGATATCCATCCACTAGACACGTATAGCTAGAATCATATATATTCTCAAAGGTATGGGGTGGCAGACATGTATTTGCCACTGTGCTACACATCAACATTGATAACAAATAATTCATTGACACTCCCTTTAAATTTTAATAGGATATCCTACATTATATGTACAAAAGAAAGGTTATAAATGACAGACTTTAGCAAATATAAAAATGTTTCCTTATCCAAGGATACATATATCAAATTAGATAGTTTGAGAAGGGTCATAGTGCCCAACACGACAATATCTCGTGCTCAAACAGTCAATATATTGGTTAATGAAAAGGTTGAAAAGTTAAATGGTAAGTTATCAAAGGTTAAGAACAAGTGATGATTATACACGGCCAGAACCAGAACTTAAACTCTGGAGAGCTGTGTTAGGTCTAGCTGCAGATGATGCCATCAAGGACAGGTATAAATTCCATGAGGGCAGGAACACGATAGATCAGGCAAGATCTTGGTTCTTGCACCCAACCTTAAATTTTACGACTGTATGTCATTATGCAGGTTATGATCCTGGGTATATCAAATACAAGATGACGAAAGCGATAGAGAGACAGGAGAGGAGAGAGAATGGCAAAAAAAATATGTGAGGTATGCAAGGGTAATGGATTTGTTAGGGTACCTTACGAGATAGCCCGAGAGGAACAATGGGCTGATTGTTCTTTCTGTAATAACCAAGGTGAGATAGAAACACATGATGAGGAAAAAGATGGAAAATACAATTGAGAGTCTGACCAAACAAAAAGAATTTTTACAAGCTGTATGTAGAAAAGCAGGTGCAGAGATAAAAGAATTAAAAGATACGATTAAGAAGTTGGAAAAGGTGGCAGCTATTACAAGTGAAGATGTGATAGATAGATTAAGAGACGCTGAAAATTATGGACGAACAGAAGACTACACGGAGGATAAATGAGACTGGTATTATTAGAAGCCTTAGAAAAAAAATACGAGGCCGAGATAGCTGTAGCCGATGCTACAATAAAGATATATCTCGATAGTCCCGTTGGTATCGGTGAACATCCCCAACATTTAGAAGAGATCGACAAATTGTTGCAGAAGATAGTAGATGCCGAAGAAAAACTAAAAGCCTTAATACCATTTAGATTATGATCAGTGAGACAGACGCAGCTTATATTGCAGGTTTATTCGATGGTGAGGGCAGTATCCAATACAAACAATACGATCGACAGAGAAAAAATAATAAAAAACCCTATCCTACCTGGAACATAAGAATGGAAATAGCTATGACTGATAAGTCTGTTTTGATGTGGATGTATAATCTATTGGGATGTGGAACAGTTAATGAAAAAAGATATAAGACCCCATACACAGTCGGTTGGAAAAAACAATGGCGTTGGCGATGTCAATTTAGAGATGCGTATTATGTCTGTCTATTGATACAGCCCTATGCCCATGTAAAGATAGAACCTATAAACAAGATCATCAAACATTATTCGCATATCACCAAAGATAAATTGAAAGCTAAAGTAATTGATATCGCTAATTATAAAATAGAAAGAAAGGTAAATGAAAAAAATTTTAATATTAATAGTCTTATTGACGTTGACTAATTGTGCCAAAGTGGAGTTCGATAGCTTCGATCCCACCACAGGATTTGTAAGATGGATAATAAATGAGAACAAGAAGAATAGATAAAACCAAAAAAACAAATTTAACTTTCTCAGCTGTGAGCATGAAGTATTTAAGAACACCCAAAGATATCTGGTCAGAGTTAATAAAAGAATTTGATTTTACAATCGATTGCTGTGCATCACATAATAATCATTTGTTGCCAAGATATTACACAATTGATGATGATTGCTTAACTAAAGATTGGTCGGGTGAGGTTGCATATATACATCCTTTATTTGATATGAAGATACCAAAGTTTGTGGAGAAAGCTTACCACACTAAAAATTTTACTGGTGTTTTTCTACTGCCATCTGCTACACATACAAAATATTTTCATGACTACATTTATAAAAATCCTAATTGTGAAATAAGATTTTTAAAGAAACCAGTAAAGGGTTTTAGATTTGGTCATGATGATGGAACCGAAGACGATCCAAATAAGATAGGTTACATAAAGCCACTAATGATAGTAATTTTTAGGAATAAATGACGGCTGCTTTTGGAATAGGTATGTTCTTTTATGGTATGGCTGCTATATTTATTGGTGCTATAATAGCTTATTTTATTATAAAAAGGATTAAAAATGATGAATGATAAAGATTGTGAAGAATATCATAACATAGGTAAACCTGTGAAATGGAATAGTAGATTTACTTACCCAAAGTCTCAACGAGAGATAGTCATGGGTCGAAGACACTACGCAGTAGATAACAAAAAATTACCATCTGTAACAACCATCCTATCACATACCCAGTCGAAAGAAAAGCAGGATTCATTAGCCAAGTGGCAAGCTCGGGTTGGCAAGGACGAGGCAACGAGGATCAAGGACCAGGCAGCTTCACGTGGAACAGCTATGCATACCCTTTTAGAACACTATTTATTGGGCGAGAAACACGCTGATTTGACCGATGTAGGGCAAGAGGCTACCATGATGGCACAAAAGGTGATAGATGAGGGTATAAAGGGCTCTCTGGACGAAATATGGGGATCTGAGGTTACTTTGTGGTACCCAGATCTATATGCAGGACAGACCGATGTGGTGGGTATTTATAATAAACGCGAAAGCATAATAGATTTCAAACAGACTAACAAGCCGAAAAAACGAGAATGGATAGAGGATTATTTTATTCAATTAGCTGCCTATG